TATCATAATAGTCCCCATACAATTTAGCAATCCAAGTGGAGTTATAGCCAAAATTATTTAGCTTCGACATAAAACGCGCATTGCTCTTGCGTATCAATTCAAGAGTTTTCGTGCGCTCATCTTTTTCCCTGCGGATCGTTATTTCAGCTGCGCGCACGGCGGCGGCACGATCCTTTTTCAGCCTTGAAGATTCATTTTCAATCAATGCAATTTGCTTTTGGTGTGCTTTAATCTCCTTGTTAATGGCACTGAAATCACAAACGCTGAGGGCGCCGATAGACAATCCCAGCCGATACATATGCTTGCATGGGCGCTTTCTTATAACATAATCTTTACAAGTGCAGCTATCGAGGGTAACATCATAAACATTTTCGCTTTGTCCTCTGACCCTTGCACAGATTTTGGGAGCAGCAATAAGACGCATTGAGTTATCGTTATATGCAGTCATGAAACGATCATCATGCAAAAGATTATCCGAAGACATAGCGCTGAAAACAGCGCTTCGCTTAAATGGGGAATTGGCTATGAAAGAATCAATTTTGTCTTGCAGTTTTTCGACATCTTTAAGGGACGGAGACTCGCCGTAATCTACAACTCCAACTTCCATTGCAAGCCACAGCATGTGCTTGCATGGGCGATGGTTTAAAAGAAAGCTGCTGCAAGAACAGCTGTTAAGAGTGACCGTATAGGACAATCCGGAGCTATCTTTAATTTTTGCCCGCACATCAGGCGGAGAAATAAATGTTACACCTCTTAGCGCTCTGGCATTCAAAAAGCTGCAATCATCAAGCAACGCCTCCGACATAAGCACTTTAAATGTCAAGCTATCCTCGAAGACGGGTCTTGGTCTAATTGCACTGACCGTGGAAGCAACAAGCCGGCTTGGATTGTATAGCAAGCCGGCTTCAAGTTCTTTTATACGATCGTTCGCCAGGATAGATGCCGCCTTGGCTTTGGAGAGATCTCGCTTTGTCTGTGACAGCTCCTGAGACAGTTCCCTGCGGTGGCGTTCCAGTTCGCCTATGTACTTTTTCTTAGAGTGCAATGAAATAAATGAAATCACAAGTAGGACTGCGGCACAAAAAAACAAAAAAGAATAGTTGATTGAATAACCGATGACAAGCCACCCCTTTGCAATTTATGACAACAATATAGCATCATTTACAAATGAGAGCAACAAAAAAGAGCAGAAAGTTTAATCTTTCTGCTCTTTTTTTGATTCTGACAGGACCTCGTCGGCAACCGACTCCAATTTTTGAAGCATTTCGGGGGAGAGACGGGAGAGAAAGAGAAGCAGCTTCTGCTGATAAAAAGCATTTTCATCTGCCATTACCCTGCCGACATAGGCCGCGATCTCATCATCGCGAGAAAGCTTCAGGAACATATCTCCCTCGCCGGTGCGCAGCCAGTTTTCGTTCACATTGAACTCCCGGCAAATTGCGAGGAGCATTTGATCGGTGAGGCATCTTGCGCCATTCTCAATGTTAGAAATGGCTGTTTTAGTTACGCCGAGCCGTTTCCCAAAAGACTCTAAAGTCATGTTGAGATCTTTTCGAACGGCTTTTACACGCTCGCCTTGTTCCATGGTGACACCTCCTTTCCGAAAATACATTAACACAGGGGCGCAAAAATGTCAAACAGAAAGTTATCAGAGAAAACAAAAAGAGCTTGACAAAGTTATCATCGTGGATTATTATGTACACAAAGAAAACAAACATGAAAACATAGTAAACAATACACGCAACAATATCCTATCACAAAGCCCAGCAACGGAAGGAGGTGAGGGGGAGAGTGAAATATGAAACAACGATGCTGCTCAGATACCAGAGGAAAGAATATCCCATCGTGACAGACATAATCAAAAAAATACTTGCGGCGGCGTTGGAGACCGACGCAAGCGCGGACGAAGTTAAGACGGCATGCCGACTGACGGAGAGAATAATAAGCGAGAGCGCACCGTCACCGCTTGTTTCGGAGTTCGCGGACAAGGAAATCGCCGCCCTCGATGCACTCGAGGAAGTGTATGCGACGGGCTTCAGCTCCAGCGTCGGGATTTTCAATAAGCCACGCGGTGAAGACTGAAGATGCCCAAGCAGACATGACAGACAATTCATAAGGAGTCAGTTCATCAGGATTCACAAAATCACCTCCCTTCGGGGAGAGCATAGCACAAGAAAGGAGAAAAGAAAATGAGCGAACAGGAAAAGCGCCAGAACAAGGAGATCATGGAGAAGTTCATGAGAATGACCGACGAGCAGAAAAAGCTCTGGCTGGCCGTCGGCGACGGGATGCTGATGGCGCAGGACATTCTGGACGGGAAGGCAGGCTGAGAAATGCCGAGGACGAGATTTGACAAGGCGGTTGCGCGAGATCCGCTGAAAGAGATAGTGCTCGGCCGTAAAAAGGCGATGCAGCTTACGGAATTACAGCTTGCCGAGAAAACTCACATGAGCCGGGGCAGACTGAGAGGGCTGCTCAGCAAGCCCTCGACCGAGTGGACGATTGGGGATGCTCTGGCGTTTTCCAAGACGCTGAACATACCTATAAGCGAAATGAGAGAACTGATTGCAAGGTATTAAGGAGATGGCAACATGAGAGAATGCTTCCTTTGCGGAAAGAACGGATGCTCCGATCCGCTTGACCGCCACCACATTTTCGGCGGCGGTCTGCGGAAGAAGAGCGAGAAATACGGCCTTGTGGTTGACCTGTGCCACCACGAATGCCACCAGTTCGGCCCCAGAGCGGCGCACCAGTGCGCCGAGACGAGGGACGAGCTGCACCGCTACGGACAGAAGAAGGCGATGCGCGAGCAGGGCTGGAGCGTTGACGAATTCGTGAGGCAGTTCGGCAAGAACTACCTGGATGAGGACGAGCTGCGCGAGCTGGAGGAGGAGACCGGCGCAGAGCCGGAGCAGTACGGTGCATTCTTTATCCTCGATGCGGCGGCGCTGCCATACTGAGGTGACGGCATGGGACGATGGCCGAGACAGCTTATCGGAACGTGGTGCGGCACAAGATGCGTTATATGCAGGCTCGGGCTCAAGGGCGAGCTGGCCGAGATCGAATACAAGGGCATGGTGAGGACCGTTCCGATGGAGGAAATAGAGATAATCAAGGAGGAGGAGAAATGAACATAGGCATTTTTGTTTGGATATGCGCGGCGATACTGGCGGTAATCTACGGCATTTATCGCGGACTTGAGATGTTTGCCGACGCGGCGGAGCGGGAATGCGCGAAAAGGAGACGGCAGTGAGAGACAGATATACGGTGATGATCACGCTGCTGTGCACGGCCTGCCTTGCGCTGCTGATACTTATAGCCTTTGCACTGAGCAAGCCGGAGGAAGAGCAGAACATCCCTGCGCCGGAGATGAACGCCGAAGGGCTGTGCACGGTTGCGGTGAAGCACATACCGCAGCCGACGGAGGCCGAGATATTGGCGATGGCACAGGCAATGAGCGGCGAATGCTATGAAAATGAATACGGCGATATGCTTAAAGTTGGCATGGCTATATGCAACCGCGTAGATTACTCAGGCGGCATGTACAGCTTCCCGGACACGATACAGGGCGTTTGCGCTCAGCCGGGGCAGATATACGGATATGACCCGAGCAGACGGCCGAAGGAGATCTACATGCAGGCCGCGAGAGAGGTTCTGTCCAACTGGTACGGCATGAAAAACGGCGAGGACAGGCCGTGGGAACCGGGGATCAAGTTCTGGAGCGGCTTCGGCGGAACGAAAAACACATTCAGGGAGGACTACCGATGAAGATAATCATATGCATAGCGGCCGTTGCGATAGCCTTTGCCCTCGGCTGGAACGCCAAGGCGCTGCACACGCTGCATGCCATAGACAGAGTGCTGGACAAGTCCATAACGGAAAAGGAAGAGCTGAGCGAGACCGAATTTTTCTATGTGCACGGTATGCTGCGCACGATAGATCTGCTGCAGGAGAAGAAATGACATGGAAAGAACACTGTATTTATGCTTTGCATGCGCCGCGGATATGGCCCAGGGCTATGACCTCGAGGAGCTGCCGGGGCAGCTGAAGAACGCAAGGTGCGAAAAATGCGCCCGGAAAGCATGGGGCGCGACATACCGCATAAAAGCAAAAAATAACCGCGGCACCACCGACCAAAGCCGTGCCACGGTTAAGTAAACGCAAATCCAAGAGGATCTGTGCTTTAAGAATAACACGGATCCTCCGCAAACACAATAGGAGGAATTATGAACAAATACATTGAAGCGGCTCTCGAAAGCTATGAGACGATAAAAACGGAGCTCAAAAACTTCACGAGAGCAAATACGGACTTCGAGCTTGATATTGACGATGGCGGCTATCCGCTGGTGTTCACCTTCACCCCGAGCGTGGACTCGGCGCAGGAGAGCATGTTCGAGCCGGACGAAAACGGCGTGCTCGGCTCTCTGCGCGTTATCTGTTCCAGCACCGGAGCGGGCGTTGACCTGGGGCTCAAGTGCCACATTCAGGCCGAGGTATTGAAAAAACTGCTCTCGCACTGCCAGGCCTGCGCCGAGGCGAGCCTTCATGCATACAAGGCCGGGAGGTGCGGGAGCTATGAGTGAATGGATCGAGAAAGCATCCGCCCGGCTTGAGGACGAATGCAAGAGTGGCAAATTCGATAAGTACGGCAGCGCCATGAAGGAGGCTGTACAAAAGGCGCTTTTAGATTTCTGCCGGCAGGACGATGAATTTGCACAGGCGGTCGTGCAGGGCGGCAGCTTCACCGACTGCATGACGGCCGTCGGCAAAAAAATCAAAAACGGCAGCATATCCGATCTCGATGCGTACTCCGCTGCTGTCGGCTTTTACTTTCCCGGAGCAAAGATCAGCTTTGAGATGCGCATCGAGCTGTGCGAGCATGACGGGGATGAGATATCAAGGGACAGTCTGCTGGTAGATCTGTCGGCATTTCTGTGAGGCGCGGCATGAGCGATTATGAAGCTATCTGCACCCAAGCGCCGCCGGCGCTCGAGGACTTCCCGAGCATTGAGGATACCGGAGCGGTTATCCGGCAGGTCAACCGGCTGTTTGATCCCTATGTTTTCTTCGAGCGGCACAAGGACAGCATCGAGCTCTGGTGCTCATGCTGCTTAAGGCACGGAGAGATTGACATACTGCCGCGCACAATGACGACGGTCGAATATGAGCTTTTATACAACAAGCACAACATGCATGTTACCTGCCCGTACTGCGGGGCAAGGGCAACATACAAGAACGCCCGAAAGCTCGGCAAGAAAACCAGGCTGCCGCAGTACCTGCCGGTGGTCCTGCTGGCAGAGAAGGACGGCGACCTTTACGCAAGAGCATACTGGACGCGCAAAACCTATGCCACACTCGACGGCGCACCGGAGTTTTACCTCGTCGAGGGCTATCACTTCACGCCGGGCAGGGCCACGATATACGCGCAAAGCTACAGCAGGTTCGAGCCGCACAGCGTCAGCGGCAGCTACGATCCGGTGCACAGGGTAGTGACCGAGCCGTTCACGGAGGGAAGCTACTACTATTTCAGATACAAACCCTATGTCGTTCTCGGCCTTGACGCTATCGGAAAAAGCGCATTCAGATACTGCGGCTATGAGAGCTTTGAGCGCGGCATCGATGCGGTGTGGGGGCTGGAAACAGTCCGCACACGATACGACATGATGAAGTTTCTCGCGGCGGCGAGCATCTATCCCCGGCAGATAGAAATGCTGCGTAAAACAATCTGCTGCGAGCTGGTTGACGACCTCGTCCGCGGCCGGAAGAAAAACAGGGACATATTCGACTGGTCAAGGGACAACTATCTTGACGCCTTCGGCCTTTCAAAAACGGAAATGCGCGCATGGCGCGAGTCCGGCGCGGAGCTGGAGGCCATTGCGTGGTACAGAAGGCTGCGCCGCGCGGGACTATCCGAGAGCTTTGAGACGATTAAATACTTGGATGAGATGTGCCCGTACACATTCCCGATGA